TCCAATGGTTTAAAGCACCATCTCGAATTTAAGCTTTAGACTTGAGGAACTTAACGATCCACCAATTCTCGATTCCCTTAGTTGGGTCTTTCACACCAAGTGACTTAGTGTAACCGAGGAAGTCTGGCATGTATTCGATGAGCTTCTTAGATTCACTGGCGATATTATCCAAGAAACCTGGGATATCAAGGCCTAGCCTATATCTATCACCCTTCATGCAGTACTCGGCGAACTGTTCGCGTGCCGGATGCCACTTGCAGTTCTCTATAATAGAGAGCTGTCTTAACGCCACTGCCTTAGGTCCCCACACCTCAGGATCATAGTAGCGCTCTTGTTCAGCCAACCTACCCAAAGCTCGGTAAGTTGAGTAAACGCCTACGCATATGCCGTCGTGGCGATAGTCAGTATGATGCCACCTCCGCAGATATACGCAGTCAGTTGTCGACGCGTACTGTTTATCATGGTTCACAACTTGACCATGACTAGAGTACGTTTTGACTACATCATCCACAGTGATACCCGGATAACTGAGAATACCGTCGTCACCGAGACACTGGGAATGAGGATTTAACTGTTTCCCTGCATTCAATGCAGCTTCGTGCTGTAAGCATCGATGAGCTAAGGTCTCATCAGCGTTGGTTCCCGCTGACCCGGAAGCCATACCATGCCAGCCATAACGAATCTTGCCCCAGTCATAGGCAAGAGGAATTCCGTACTTGATGTCAAATACGGTTTTGACCCACTCCTGAAAACGGCTGTCACCACTAAATAGCATAGTCAATAAAGACTTTGCAGCGAATGACAGGTGCGGATTGAAGTGTTGGTCGAACTTAGAAAAGTCCGTCACGACAATTAAGTCGCCGGGTTGCTTAGTGTCGAAGAGCTGAGTGATCTCCTCGTCCACTGCTTCCATGCCAATCCAAGCAGGTACGCCACCCTTGTGTTGTAGAGCCTCAACAAGAGGCTGGTACGCCATATGCTCGCGAATGTTAATGGCGAAAGGGAACATCCAGACAACACGCTGTTTAACATCGTCAGAAGAAGGTCCACCTTCCTGTCCGCGCCATCCTAAAACGGCACATTGACGCCAAGTGCGTCTATCGCTACCTATAGTAGCTTCACAGTCAGGAATACCTGACAGCTTATCCTCAGTATACCACATAGTGGCTGTCTCTGAGAGATTGTATAGACCACTCCAGCTAATGGGAAGTGTCTTCTCCACGACTGAACGGCGTTTCGCGAAATAGGGAGACCCAGAATTGGTACTGAGTTTCATTTCTTCCACGACATGTCTTTCATCGCGAAGTCGCAAGCCGCCAAACTTGCCCCATTCTGCCCATGCGCGTCCGATCGCCTCACGGGAGATTGGTTTCGAAGGAAGGAGAATACCTTCGTAGTAAGAGTCGATGTCAGCCATGCGCTCCGCCAGAGGCTTCATAATTGACAACGGCCCGACCTTCTTAGCGAGGTCATTCTCGAAAGTGAGTAATGATGGGAACTTAGTCACATCAGGACACTTTTCGAGGATCTTCTGCCACCCAGACAGAATCTCCTTTAGAGATCTACCTTTGTAGAAGGTAGTGCGGTACTCTTCAGGTTGTCCTGAGACAACTCTTCCAAAGTAAGCCCGCAAGTTAGGATTAGGTAAGTTAAAGTACTCACCAAACTTGGTTTCTTTCTTTGTCTTAACCATAAAGACTCCTTTCTGTGAA